CGGCGCCTGGCAGCGTGCCGTTGACGTCGCGATGAAGAAGAAGATGCGCGCCATCATGCACAACAACGCAGTTGTGCTGCAGTCGCGTGGATGGGGCGAGATTTCGCAGATCACTGCGCCGTCTGGCTCGACGTTCAAGCCGCTCATCGCTTCGGACATCACCAAGTACATCCGCGGCATGCCGCTGCACTTCAGCTCCTCGCTCAACGGCGCGGTGCTGCGGTCGGCGACGGTTCTCTACGTCACCGGCGTGACCTACACGCTCGGCTCGGAGCTCGTGACCTGCTCGGCGACCATGGCGTCTGTCGGCGCCCTGGCCAACGACTGGGCCTTCCGCGCTGGCGCCCGCCAGAACTCGGCGACCCCGGTTCGGCTGACTCCGGTTGGTCTCGGGGCATTCTTCCCGAACCAGGCGAGCGGCAACATCGACATGGCCGACGCGACCATCACCAACCTGCTCACCGTCGACCGCACGCAGAACAGCCGCCTCTACGGCACGTTCATCGATGCGACCGGCGGCGCGAGCATCTTGGGCGCGCTCATCGACGCGAGCCAGGAAGCAATCACGGTCGGCAACGCACAGAAGCTGGAGTTCTTCTGCACGCTTCGGTGCAGTACATGGACAACAGCACCGGCAAGTCGGTCGGCACGAAGAAGCTGCTGATCTACTCGGACGGCGACGCCGAGGCGCACCTGCAGGTCAGCCGAACCACGAACGACAACCAAATCTGGGGCTACGACCCGGCTCAGATTGTGACCAAGAGCATCGGCGGCGCTCCTCACATCGACGCCGAGGATGGCCTGCAGATGGCGCGTCAGGCGGCAGCGGCGGGATACGAAATCCGCTGGTTCCAGCAGTACCTGTACGCGTTCAAAAACCCCGCGGGCGGTGTCCGCATTCAGCTTGCGTAATCGATTCCCTGGGGCCGGTGGAAGCCGGCCCCGGGGGACGTTGAAAGGCAAATCAAATGGCAGTCACGCGAGCACCTCTTACGATCAAGCAGGCTGGCACCGGCCGGCGCAGCGAGGTCGAAATCAGCGGCACTATCACTCTCACGGCCGCGGGCGCAATCGCCTCGGTGTCGTGTGAGTTCGCGCCGAACATCACCGGTTCGGCTGGCACGCCGGGGACCATCCTCAAGGATGCGGCGGCTGGGCGCTACAACATCACCTTCCTGCGCAAGTTCAAGAACATTCGTCCTAGTTCGCCTCCGGGAATGACCAACGCATCGGCTACGGTCGCTTTCGGCAACACCAACGCGAACATGGCCCAATGGCGACCGTCGGCAACGGCAATCGCCGGGCAGACCATCACGATTCAGGGAATCCTGGCCAGCACTGGGGCGGATACCGACTTCGTGACTGGCACGGTCCTGGACTTCTCACTCGTGGGGCAGTTGACGTAATGGGCAAATACGGCGCCATGATCGCAAAGGCAGTTCCTCCCCCGGGCAAGCTCGGTAAGGGACCAGTCGAGCCTGACGCCGACGACACCGGCGGCGCGTCCGACCAGGATGAGGACGACGCCGCCGAACTGTCTGCCGCCGACGAACTTCAGAAGGCGTTCAAGAGCGGGAGCGCTTCTGACGTGCTCGAGGCGTTCAAGAACTTGAGCGACATCTGCAGCAAGGGGTACTAGCCCATGGCGACCACGGTCGCGCAGCTCATCGACCGCTCGAAGGCGCTCGCTGACAAGCGTAACGACGCCAGCATCCCTGACACGGACTGGCTGACCTACGTCAATTGGGGCGTTGAGGACCTGTACCGCCTCTTGGTCAGCATTGACCCGGCCGTATACTTCTCGTCGTTCGACTTCTCGCTTACGGGCGGCCTAACCTCGGCGGCAACGTTCGCGCTCACGAGCGTTACGGGTGGCTTTCGGGCTATGCATGGCCTCGACCTGAGTCCGGACACGACTCTTCGGCGCACGGTGCCGCGGCGCAACTTCCGAGAGCGCAACATGGGCCGCATCGGCTGGTGGTCGCCGACCCTGTTTGCCATTGACCGCGGCTATGACCTGCGCGGGACGAGTCTGGTAGTCACGCCGTACGAGTTCGCGGCTGGCAGCTACCGTGTGTACTACCGCGCGGCTCCCTACAACTTCGTCAGCTCGGTAGATGCAACCACACTTGACGCGCAGCTCGACGCCTACAACGAATGGATCGTCCTCAAGGCCGCGCGCAAGGGACTGAAGATAGAAGAGAGCGACTCGGCGCCATGGACCGAGGAGATCGAAAGCCTGCGCGAGTCGATCATGTCGGCGCACGAGCGCGACGATACCGAGCCGACGGTGCTCGCCGACGTAGAAGGGGACAGCGGCGGCACCTGGGGCTGGCCGTGAGCCAGCCGGTCGCGCACACGATGCTCCCGCGCCTCGGCGACGGGAACATGAACAAGTTGATCGACCTGATCGAGCGGGCGCTAAACCGGCTCGAGGCGATGCAGCTCAACAACTTCAAGATTCTGTCGCCGACCACGTTCGTAACTCCCTTCGCCAATCAGCGTGTGTTTCATGGGCTCGGGTACCCGATGACCGGGTTCTTTGTCATCGACACGACGACCCTTGCTCAGATTGCCAGAAGCACGACGGCAGATGTTGACCCGAATAACTACGCGCTCATGGGCTCGAGCGTTGCCGCAACCGTCACCCTCCTGGTGTTCTGATGCCGCTGCAGAAGGCGCACGTAACCATTCCGCTGAGCGGCGGACTCGCGACGGCGCTCGATGACAAGCTGTTGCCTATCGGCAAGTCCATCGAAATGGAAAACTGCCGGCAGGGGCGACTGGGAGAAATCGTCCCGCGCATTGGAACGGCCGCACTCAGCCTGAACATCCTTGGCAACGCCTCGACGATTCCGGCTCCCTGGGCGATGGCTTCGTACAAGGGCGCGCTGGTGTCCCTGTCTCAGATTGGCGACTACCCGCTGGCTATGTGGAGCCCGACGGCTGGGCAATTTGTCTCTGGCGGGCAGAGCTCGACATCGTCGTTGGCTGGCCAGACGGATATCCGTACAGCCCGACGCGGTCCTGTGTTCGCGCGCGGAGACAGGCTTGCGAGCGAAGGAACGGCGCCCGATATCGCCTATTCGTCTGGCTACTACTTCACGATTTACCAGTACATTCCGCCCGGCGGCGGCGTATCTACGATCTATCAGCGCATCACCGACTCAACAACCGGCCGAACCGTCGCCGATCGCATCGTCCAGCCGGGAGCCGTCGGATACCTCACCGGCGTGCGCTGCGTGAATGGCTTCGCGGTCTTCTGCTATTCGGACGGCGCAACTACTGGATTCGTTTTCGACGTCTGGCAGATATCGAACCTGGACGCAGGGCCGACGACGTACACGGCTCCAGCGCTGGGTCTCGGCATAGCCATCCGAACCGCGTTCGACATGCTCGTCAAAGACGCGACTACGATCAGTGTCGCTTACTACCACGTCGGGACGAACGCAATTCGCGGTATCGACATCATCGCCTCGAGCGGCGCGACTACGGTATGGATTCTGAACGATGCAGCCGCATTGACGGTGCCGCTCGGCTCATGGAACTGGGTCAAGGACATCGCCGGATCAGGAAAGATTGGCCTCGCGACGTACTCGGTTGCGCAGGGCGTGCGTGTGCAGTGGAATATTCCGACGGCTGGCGGGACCAGGCAGGCGGGCAGCACGATCGGAGTCGACGCGGCCCCAGGCGTGGTGAGCAACATCGTCGCCGCTACGACCGGAGTGCAGGCACAGGGAACGATGGTTGTCCTTTACGACAACATCGCTATTGCTACGCCGACTTCGATCACGAAAGCTTGCGCCATCGACACCGGCATTCCGGGTGTGCCCGGGACGCAACGGTCGATCACGCTGCGGTCCAAGGTGTGGCAGCAAGGTGCCGATTTCTACGTGACCACGGAGATGCCGTCGTCAACACAGAACACCAGGTTCGTCCAAAGGATCGATATTCCCCGGCTCCTGGGCGCGCAGTTCCCATTCCTGTTTCCGGTAGCCAAGGCACAGCTCAATAACGGCGTTCTGTTGAGCACGGCCGGCGGCGCGGTGTCGGATACCGTCAATCCTTCGATTGGCAATTGGGTTTCGGCCAATACGGTAACGGTGCGCCTGAGTGGTCAGCCTAGCGCATACGGAACGACCTATAGCGGGATAGAGTTTCTGACGGCCAGTTATCACGCGGCCCCGGACGCTACGACCGGAACGCCGCGCGAGGCGATCGATTCTCTGTTCGTCCCGGGCGGCACGCTGGGCGCCTTCGACGGGGTTACCTATGGCTCGGCGGACTTCGCGGCGTATCCCGAAAGACTTGCTCTGTCAGCCGGCGGCGGCGGCTCGGGCGCCCTTTCGGCCGGGACGTACTTCTACAAGTCAACCTACGCGCGTACGGACGTGTCGGGGCGCGTATGGCGAAGTGCACCCAGCACGGTGCAGTCGCAAGCCGTGGTCGCTACGGGCAGTTCTACTGTTGTTGTCCCCACGCTGCGAGTCATCGACACGCTTTCGTTTGCCGATGGCTACAGCATCGAGCTATGGCGCGGCGACGTGAACGACAACAGCACTTACAAGCTCATCGGAGTCAAGCCGAACAACATCGCTGCCGATTCGGTCACGTTCACTGACACGCTTGCTGACACGGCCATCGACGGCAACGAGTTCCTATACACCAACGGCGGCGGTGTGCTGCCGAACGATGCTCACCCGGGATTCACTTCGATCTGCGTGGCGGGGAATCGGCTTTGGGGCGCATACAAAAACGAGCTGTGGATGTCGAATCTATTCATCCCGGGCCGTGGACTTCTCTGGGCTGAGCAAAACAAGATCATATTGAACGACCAGCACGGCGACATCACGGCAATCGCCGCTCAGCCGAACGGCGTAGTGGTCGTGTTCAAGGCGGACGCGGTCTATGGCGTCGCTGGCGATGGCCCCGACCAGGCGGGCCGCGGTGGCTTCCAAGTTCAGTTCGTTGCGATCAGCATGGGCACCTTGAACGCCCGCAGCATCGTAGAGACGTCGGTAGGTACCGAGTTCTTGAGCACCGGGACGCGACACGGCTGGTATCGCATTGGGCTTGGGCTGTCTCCCGAGTACATCGGCGGCGCGGTGGAAAAGTACGCCGGGACTGTGGTGGTAGGTTCGATCTTGCTGCCGAACTCGAACGAAACCCGGTACTACCTCGCGACCGGTGGCTCACTGGTTCACGACTACGTGACCGACCTATGGGGCATCGACACGGGACAGGCTGCGACGTGCGCGGCAGCATGGGGCTCGCTCGGCGTCTACGCTACTGCCACGCCCGCAGTCATCGTCGATTCGAACGCCATTCCTGGATTCGATGTCGGCTTTGTCAGCATCACCATGAAGGTA